CTTATCAAAGAACATTTGTTTTGCTCTTTGAAGCGCATAGAAGTTTACATACTTACGTCTATCAAAGGTATCACCTAAAATAAGAACAGTAGTAATATCATTAGAGTCCAAAACAGTAAAGAAGGTATTATCATAGAATTTCTCAAAGAAGTCTAGGAAGGCAATGCTGTCGTTACGAGCACCAAAATGTTGGTCAGTAATAATGGCTACTTTCATTTATCGTCCTCATTATCATTAGCCATATCTAATGAATCAGTTTCATCGTTAATAAAACTATCCAAATTTGATTTCTTTGCTTTTTTCTTCTTTTCTTTACGTTGAATAAAAGAATCGTCAAAGGTTCCATGCTGTTGCATGAACTCAAGATATTGGTTATGAAATTCACCATCGTCCCCATCTTGAAGTTCAAATACATCAAAAGGCATTTCCTGAATTAGTTTACCTTTTATATATGACTGTTTCTTCTCTTTCGTAATCCTACGAAGAAAAGCATAATAGATAATTTGGGTGAAGTATGCGAAAGGATTGCTGGACTTATCAGGATTGAAGTTGTCCAAGTATTGAATACAGTTCTCAATACCGTCAAGCACCATATCATCTCTATATGAATAGTTGATGAAGTTGGGCTTGTACGCTAGATGGTTAGCGATCTTTAAAATGCAATCCCCAACATAATTAGGGATGATTGGTTTTGGTAAACCTTTTTCTGCTGCTTCTTTGACTTTACGTTTATGCTCGATTAGAGCAGCCAAGAAGTCAGCATTATTAACATAATGTGCCAAGATATATTTCCTCTTTAGTTTAGAGGCATAATCATAGTATAGTTGAAATGCTAATAAAAAGCAAATATTTTTTATGTTGCAGAATTTGCAAAAGTTCAATAAAAATAAATTTGCTTTTTATTTGACTTTATAGGATAATAACCGTGTTGGGTTTGTTGCTGATTAATCTAATGTCTAGTGTTGTTACCTTCGACATAGTTAGCAATAGTAAACTCTTTCTCTTCCGATTCTTCTTTCTTCGGAGAATTTGCGATAGACTCTAGCATATCCAACCTACGATTAACTTCTTCTAAAGTTAATTCTTCTTCCTCTTCTCCAAAAACATCATTAAGCTGCTGGTGGATCTGTTCTGCAGATTCTCTGGTTGCAGGAATCAATGCTTCATCATAAGACTTTATAAAATTGTTATAATGGCTTACAAATGCGCGATGCATTTTCTTGATATAAACGATGTGATCTTTTTCCAATACAAAAGAAGTTGATTCACTAAATTGACACAGCGGAGAAGCACTAATTTGTTCTCTATTGATTGCAGGAATTGGTATTATTTTGATTTGGATTGGATGGTCAATTTTAATAAAACGATCGTCTTCACCTTCAAACATAGCCATAACTGTTTCACCAGAAACAAGTTTTAAAACGACGTAGTTTTCATTCATACAAATTTACCTCTACCATCTTTAATTTAAATTCTTCTTCTACATAAGTTTTGTAGCGTTCAGCTGCATGATTTAGAGTATGGTTCTTCCATGACTTCCAATGCAAGTCATCAGCAAGGTCATATAAATTACAGGATTCTTTCCCATCTTTCTTTCTCAAACCACGACCGATACTTTGCAAGTTGCGGATCTTACTCTTTGATGGTGAAGCAAAAATAACATTCTCAATAGAGGGAATATTAATCCCAGTAGAGAACGTTCCAAACGAAGCAATAATAATAGCATCATTTTCAGTTTCGCATATGTGACGTATCGCTTCTCTATCGCTAACGTCAACACCACCGTGAACAAAGAACACCTTTCTTTCCTCGTGTACTTTATTCTGAATAAGATCGTATAGAACTTTGCCGTGCTTTTCAACGTATTGAAAAAGAACCAGCGTGTTGCCTTTAGAATTTACTGCCAGATTACGGATAAACTTATTTCTTTGTGCACAAGAAACAAGCCAATCCATTTCATCTTGGTATGTGTTCTTATTACGTTCTTTACGAATCTCTTCACTATATTTTAAAACTATACATGTAATATTTAGGTTAGACAATCTGCCAGAATCAATTAATGCTTTAGTAGTTGTTACCCTATGTACTGGACCAAAGACACCTTCTAAAACTAGCTGGTGAATTTTTTTGTTATCCAATGTACCAGTAGTTCCAATCCTATGACTAACAGTATCAAGTTTTTCCATAATCGTGGTAAGCGACTTAGCTTTAAACTGGTGCGCTTCATCCCCGAAGATGACGTTGAATTGTCTGAACCACGATTTCGGTTGCAAGTAGACTGACTGCCACGTTGTGATGAGGACATCTTTAGTGAACTCCTTTGGGAAACCACTGTATAACTTCTGACAGTGAGATTGAACATCAAAGTCATTAGCTGTTGAGTAGTCCTCAAAGTCAGCATACATTTGCTCAACCAAAGAAGTAGTTGGCACAATCAAAATACATTTCTTGTTATTATTTAGGTGCCAACGCATTATAGAATAGATGATTAAAGATTTACCTGACGCTGTTGGTGAAAGTAATAACGTGCGTTGTTTACTTAATGCAGTATGAACAGCATCAATTTGATAATCACGAATATCAATTGGTTTACCACGACCGTGTAAATTTAACCATCGAGTAAACTCTTCAACTGTTTCTCTAGTTACATCTTCACCAGCAATGATTTCAGTTTTAGTTTCTAACTGGTATTTGTTACGATCACAGAACTTAACAAGGTAATCATACAAACCAATGTACAAAGTTTTGCGGAACTGATCATACAAACGCACCTTACCATCCCACAAACGTGCTCTGTATTGTGGGGTAAATCTTGCACCTGGATATTCATATGTAAAGAAATCAGCGAGTTCCTGTTCAACAGAAGGATCGCCGAAAACTCTCATATAAACTTCATCGAGTTTTTCAGCAGTTAACATCACATACCTGCTAAGAAACGTTTCCACTCAACTGCTGTTTTAATTTGCCAGTCACGTGCTTTAAGTTGACCAAGGATTGATTCTAAAAGATAAATCATTGTTTCAAGATATTCTAAACGAACTTTTGTTGTATTAAGTTCAGTATCACCTTGAAGGAATTCATCCATTTCATTTTTGAGAGGTTTGACTCCTTGCCACTGCTCCCACTCAAGCGTGTTTAGTTCATCACGTGACATTTCGCCACGATAGTATCTGAATTTATTTTTACGGAGTTGGTTATAGTCAGATTGCAGTTTGGTGTGTTTAAGTTTAACACCAATAAGAATCTTTAGATATTTAGAATGTAACTTTGGAGTTGCGATTGTTGTTTCACCAAGATAGTTATCATCAATCTCGCAATCCTTTTCCCATTCATTTTGTATTTCATCAAGCGTCATAATAATCTCCAACAAGCCTTCGGCTAATTAAGTGTCTATTGTAAAATATGAATATTTAAAAGTTGCAGAACCAATAACATAGTTCACGTCCATCGCAGTTGCTTCAAGTTGAACAGGATCTAATGAAATTGGAAAAACATCATAAAATTTAAATTGATTAGTTAGTGTGTTTTGTGCGTCTAAAACTCCAACTGTACAGTCAGAGTAATTTTTTGCTAATTCAGAATATACAGTGCCTTGATTTGTTTTCAAAAAATCAGAATACTGTTTATTATCTTCTGGATAACCTAATGCTACCATCCAATTAAAAATGGCTTTATAATTTTCCATTTTATCATCAACTAAGAATTGAACAGTCAATTCAGAGAATGACATAATTTCACCTGGGATTGGTGTATTAATAAACGGTGTTGGTCTATCAATAGAAGCCAATGTTACAGATGGGATTAACACACGCTGACAGAAAAATGATACATCAGGCAATTTTGTAATGCTGAATGTAAAACTGTTCGGATTCAGAACGTTTATGTTACTTGGGTATAAAGAATCAGATATAGGCATATTACTATTTATACTCCTAGAAAAAAGGGGAACCGAAGTCCCCCTTTAAATTACCGCTTCTACGTCGGCTTCTTAAAACCGACTTAGTCGATTACATTAGGTTAGTAACCTTAACTTTACGATAGTAGTAGTTCTTGTCAGAAGTTAGGTTATCTTGACCAGAAGTACCGTCGTCCAAGTTAACGAATGGGTTAGCAACTAGACCGTAACGAGTCTTGAAACCAATCTTTGGTTGGAAGCTGTTAGGATCAACTGCGCGAACCATTTGTAGAGGAACGTATGGGCAGTAGAAAAGACCAGCATCAAAAGCTGATTGACCTTTGTAACCAACAACGAAATATTGGTTAGCAGAGATGTTAGCAGCATATGGATCAACATATACTTTGTACTTGCCGTTTAGAACACCAGCGAAAGTAGTGCTAGTATCATCAACGTTCAAGCTGTTATTGCCGTTTAGAGCAGGAGTGTAGTCAAGAACACCAGCCATCGCCAATGCAGACGCAACGTCAGCAGAAGTGATGATGAAGTTCGCACGACCACGACGTGTCAATTGACCAACAGCGTTAGCTTCACGCTCGATTTGGAACAATAGACCTTTGAACTTTTCAACAGACCAACGACCGTTAGAATCAACGTCTAGGTCAAAAGTACCAGCAGTAGCAGTACCAACAGCAGCACCTGGATAAGCAGTGCGATAAACAGTACGAACAACTTCACGGTTGATTTCTGTTAGGATCTCAGCAGAAAGAATGTTGCTCAATTCACCTTCAGCGTCAAGACCATGAACAGATTTCATATCTTGAGCTAATTCGATTGAGTATTCAGCTTTCAAAGCACGAGTCTTAGCAGTAACAGAAGTCTTCTCGATTGAGAATGCCATTTGACCGAAAGAACCGTCACCAGAACCACCTTGGCCAAGACGTTCAGCAGCGTCAGTAGCTAGACCACTACCAGCAGTTAAAGTAGCTGCACCAATAGTAGTACCGTCAAGAGTAGAGCTGTGAGTACCAGTACCTGAGTAGTCAGAATCAGCTTCGTTGAAAAGAGCTTCAGTACCACCTTGAGTACCATAGCGTGACTTCATTGCGAAGATCAAGCCAGTTGGCTGAGTCATTGGTTGAACGCCAGCGATATCATAAGCGATAAGTTGTGGCATTGCACGACGTACTAGGCTGATCAATACTGGATCAAACTTAGCGAAACCGCCAGTGTCGCCATAAGAACCAACAGCGTTAGCTGGTGCAGCTTCAAAAAGAGCTTCACGTGCTTTTGCCATTTCGCGTTCTTGGTTTTCCAAAAGAACAGCAGTAACTTCTTTACGATACTGGTCCTTGATTGCTGGAGCACCTTCGTGGTTTAGGACGGGTGCCCATTTTTCGATTAATTGTTGACGAGTTGTCATTTTAATTTCCTTTTAAGTGAATTACTTAGTAAGAGCGGAAACATAACGAGCCATAGTTGGATCGATATTTACTTTCTTCTCTTCAGTCAAAGTGTCTACTGGAGTATCAGTAACAACTGATTTAACTTCAGTAGTTTGTTTAGTGAAATAGCTTTCGCGGATAGTCTTTACTTTAGTTGAGAATGTTTCAGCTGATTCATATACTAGCTCTTCAACTAGCGCATTGAATTTTTCAACTTCAACATCTGATAGACCTTCAGCTGCTTCAGCAACGATAGATGCTTTTGTAGACTCAGCAATTTGCTTAGTTA